ATGATATTGGTAACTTAATATTACTTGGTAGTATTAGAGGTCGCTTTGAATATCCTGAGCTACGATCCAATGCTCAAGATGCTTTTGAAGAACATAATCCAGATTTAATTGTTATTGAGAAGAAAGCCAGTGGACAATCTTTAATACAAGATTTAAGAAGAGCTGGTCTTCCTATCTTGGAATATACACCAGATCGTGATAAAGTAGCTAGAGCATATGCTGCATCTCCATTAGTAGAAGCAGGTCGTGTTTGGTTACCTAATAAATTATGGGCACAAGTATTATTTGATGAGGCTGTAAGTTTTCCAAACGCAGCACACGATGACCAAGTGGATGCAATGGTGATGGCTATACACTATATGAAAGATTCTTGGCACTTGCAACATCCCCATGATCCGTATTATAGTGATAGTGATAATACTTATAAAAAAAATAAGGCAACCTACTGGAAGGTATCTAAATAATTATGGCAATCGAAAAGAATCCAAACGAAATAACTAAACCTGTAGACATCGCACAAGAAAAAATTCAAGCCCAATCAGAACAATTTGGTGTTGATGTTAATATTAAAGAAGAACAAGAAGAAGACATAGTTGTCAATGTAGATGAAACTACTGGTGAAGCTGAGATAGCTTTAAATGAAGACAGTGGAAAGATGTTGGCTTCTATCAGTGAAGATTTCTATACAAACATCGCAGACTTAATGGAAGAAGATGAACTTGCAGAAATATCTCAGACGGTTCTTGAAAACTATCAAACAGACAAAGACTCACGAGAAGAATGGGAACAAACATTTGAGAGAGGCTTTGACTTACTCGGTTTAAAACTAGAAGAAACAACTGAACCGTTTGATGGTGCGTGTACAGCAACCCATCCATTAATAATTGAGAATGCCGTTAAGTTTCAATCAAAGGCATCACAAGAATTATTTCCAAGTAAGGGTCCAGTTAAGACACAGATTGTAGGTGCGCAGACTCCAGACAAGGAAAAACAAGCGCAACGTGTTAAAGATTTTATGAACTATCAATTGACTGAGGAAATGCCTGAGTATTTTGATGAGTTTGAAAAGATGTTATTCCACCTACCATTAATTGGTACGGCAGTTAAAAAAGTTTATTATGATGAAACATTAGGAAGACCTATATCGGAATTCATCCCAATCGATCAGTTCCATGTATCTAATCTAGTATCGGATCTTCGTCGTGCAGACAGATGTACTCACGTAATCTATCGTAATGAGAATGATTTAAGAAAAGATATGGATGCTGGTATGTATCGAGAATGTGAACTTGGTGAACCAGATCAGACGGACAGAGGATCCATTACTTCTAAAGCCGAACAGATTATGGGGCTATCCGCATTTGATGATAATCCTTTTGACCCATCATATGTTTTACTTGAACAACATTTATATTTAGATTTACCAGAACCTTTTAACAGTCCGACTGGTGTAGCTTATCCATACATTGTTACAGTCGATAAAAATTCTAAGAAGGTTCTAAGCATTCGTCGTAACTGGAATGACGGTGATTCACGATTTGTAAAGAGAGAACACTTTGTTAGTTATAAGTTTGTACCGGGATTCGGATTCTATGGTTTAGGTTTAATACATTTTCTTGGTAATCTCACAATGTCAGCCACTGCGGCAATGAGGGCATTGATTGATGCTGGACAGTTCTCCAACTTACCAGGAGGTTTTAAAGCCAGAGGTGTTAGGGTTGTGGGGGATAATACTCCGATAATGCCTGGCGAGTTCCGTGACGTTGAGTCAACGGGTTTAGATCTGGGCAAATCCATCGTTCCACTACCGTATAAAGAACCTTCTCAGACTCTATACCAGATGTTAGGTTTTGTTGCGACAGCTGGACAAAAGTTTGCAGACACGACAGATCAAGTAGTGTCTGATGCAACGAATTATGGACCGGTTGGCACGACATTAGCATTATTAGAAGCATCGGGTAAGTTCTTTTCAGCAATTCACAAACGACTCCACAAGTCCCAGAAGGACGAGTTTAAAATATTATCTCGAATAAACCATGAGTTTCTACCCACGAATTATCCCTATGATATTATAGGACAGTCTGCCGAAGTATTCAAGCAAGATTTTGATGGTCGTATTGATGTGATTCCTGTTAGTGATCCAAACATCCCATCAAACTCACATAGATTAGCTCAAGCTCAATTGATGTTACAGTTGGCTTCGCAATCACCTCCAGGTACTTTCAACATGCCAGAAGTAAACAAAGCGGTTCTTGCCGCGGCTAATGTTGATGCACCAGAGAGATTTCTTAATGCGCCTCAACAGGCACAACCCCAGGATCCGTTAGCTGACATTATGTCCGCAACGAATGGAATGCCGATCAAAGCATTTCCAGGACAAGACCACGATGCACACATCGCCGTTAAGACTGCATATTTGCAAGACCCGCTAAATGGTGCCAACCCAATTATGAAAATGGTTGAACCGATACTAATGGCTAACGTACGAGAGCATATGGTATTGAGATTCCAAGAACAGATGGGTGGACTGATGAAGACGCAGGAGGGTCAAGTAGACCAAGGCGCTAGTCTCACTATGATAATGGCCGAGTCTGCACAACAGATTCTAAAGGCAAACCAGATGGCAGCGCAAGGTGGAGTGGACAGCATCGAGCAACAGAACTTAGACATTCAGAAACAAGCCGTTGTTAATAAGAAAGAGATTGATACACGGGAAATTGAATTAAAAGAAAAAGAAATGAAGATCGATGCAATGGTTGAAGCGGCTAAGATAGAAGAAAATAAAAAAGAAAAATCAGATACTCTTACGGCAAAGGTGGTAATGGATCTACTTAAACTAGTAGGTAAACAGAATACCGAAAAAGAAAACTTTGCAACAGGAGGATTCGTTGAACAAGCCAGAGGTATGCAACCATCATCCGTTGCAACATCGGCTGACGAATTTAAACAAGCTGCCGATCTGGCAGTTAAACAACCAATAGTACAACCAGAAGGATTTCTGGAAAGAGCCTATGAAGCACAAGGGATTGATCCTCAACGAGCCGATAAAGAAAGGATAACAGGGGAGCAACCAATAGTACAACCAAAAGGATTTCTGGAAAGAGCCTTTGAAGCACAGGGGATTGATCCTCAACGAGCTTACCCTATAACACCTCCATCTGATGAAACCATTGCGATTCAGGAAATAGAAAAAAAATTGGAAGAATTACCAAAGGAACCAGAAGTACCAACGGAACCAGAAATACAAACAAAAAAGGAAGAAATTATGAAAGATGATGAAATACTAAATGCAGTATTAGAAAAAAATATATCACGTTTAGGCGAAGGACTATTAAAAGATCCACAAGTTAAAGTTCGTCTAGGTACACTTGATAAGTTCCACCAAGAAATGGAAAGTAACTTTAACCCTAAAGCTAAGAACCCTAAGTCAACAGCCGCAGGGTTGTATCAGTTTACAGAAGATTCGTTAGTGACAGCCGTTAATCGACTAGCTAATACAATTGGTGAGGACAAATTACCACAATGGGCAAGTGAAGCTAGGAAGCACAAAGATGCAAGAAAGCTCAGTGAAAAAGAACAACAGATACTTTTCTATGCCGATATGTTCCAAAAGAAAGGATCAGATAATCTATTAAAAAAAGTTTTAGTAGAAGGTGATGGTGATGCAATGGTAGAATATTATAGTAAGCTACACCATACAGATGTTGACAAACCAACACAAAAACGTATAGATAAGATTAGGAAAAAATACGCACTTTAAATGAATAGCATAACAGATCACGGCATTGTTCTCCCAGATCCTGCCGTTTGTTTTGACGATCATACTTACGAACCTAACGATAAAAATGATTTTCCTAGAATCTATGATGGATTACTTTTAGCTCTTCGCCAATCCGATGGAGAATTGTTTCTTCAAAATATTCAAGAACTCTATTCTAATTTCAAACCGTGCAAGACTTTAGAGAAACAATTACTTGCGGCAGTCAGTGGATTCAATTTAAAATTAAAAACATCTAACATTAATTATAAAGGACCTAAAGGTTTTACTGAAAATGGTTTTTATAATACCACCATTGATACAGACCCATTAATGGAATGTTTAAAAAAAGAAATAGATGAGCTACGCAACAAACCTCCGACAAGAAATGCAAGAGTACAGGATAGAATTGTTAACTTACCGAAGCACCATATCATCTATGAAAAACTATTAGATGTTTATACTAAATTAAATTTACTTGAAGATTCATATATGATTACAGATATTAATTTACATATCAGTGATAATGAAGATACCTTTAATGAATACTTCCAAGCCGACCAGAAAACTAAACCAAAGAATAAATTATATACAGTACACATTGACCCTAAGTATAGTTACATAAAGAATATGATTTATTTAAATGAAGTTAAAAGAGAGAACGGTCCGTTGGCTTATATTCCTGAAAGTCATCGATGGAAATTTGATGAGGTAGAAATGTTATTCTGTAAGAGTAATCAATTGGCTAATACATTATCGGACTCAAGTCAAAGAAAGATTAATGCAGGTTTACCTTTATGGGCAAGAAAGAATTCTTATTTCTCCAGACAGTTTAAAGATGAGGATCTGGTATCTGAACGTCTATATAAAAATTTAAAACACTTTACATCTGATGAAACTAATTTTATATTATTTGAACCGAACCACGGATGGCATAGGGGAACTCATGTGGATGAAGGAGAAAGAATAGCCCTACAAGTAATTATGAAACCATGAGCTTATTAAATACTTTATCAAAAGAAGTTTTACAACGACGAGTATTCAATCCTTATTATTATGATCTTCACGTAAAAGAATTTATGCTAGGTCAGACTAAAGAACACCTTGATTCAGAAGGAACGGTATTAGACATCGGTGCTGCCGTTGGTCAGTATAGTAAGTTCTTTGCAATACATTCTGGACATGTCTACGGTTATGAAGCCGTACCTCCAGTATATGAACAACTATGTAAAATAAAAGACGACCATTTAAACTTTAGTCCCTATAACATTGCGCTATCGGATAAAGTAGGAAAAGAAACATTTTATGTAGATAGTCAACGATTATCTAATTCATCATTTCAAAATCTGGTTGATGGTTTCCCCATTGAAGTTGAAATGTCTACGATTGATAAACAACACTCTTCAACAGATAATATTTGTTTTATAAAAATAGATACTGAAGGAACTGAACTTGATGTTTTAAATGGGGCAAAGAAAACTATTGAGAAACACCAACCTCACTTAATGCTTGAGATATATCCAAAGTTTAATAAGTATCCTGTCGAAACATCTTTTCAATTCTGTTTTGATAGAGGGTATAGTTGCTTTTATAATCATCGAGGAAAAGGACTACAAGCTATAACGGATGTAGAGCATGGTAGGAAAGTGGCATTAACAATGCCTGAAATAACTGATGGAGACTTTTTGTTTTTAAATGGCAATAGAACTTAGTAATAGTGTATTTATACACGTACCTAAAACTGGCGGTCGTTGGGTAAAGCAAATGTTATTACAATATGTTAATGGTGCTAAACCAATTGGTGATGCTGTTTATGATTCGCATAACACTCCCCCAACAATTGGGAAGCAACCGTTTGCTTTTCTTAGACACCCTATGACTTTTGTACATAGTTTGTTTCATCATAGATCTCGAAAGAAATCTAATACCAGAGGACATCAATGGAATTGGCAAGAAAATTTAAGATTAGAAAGAGAATGCCAAGCCGAAGATTATGAAACATTCCTGACTAAAGTAGTTGGGAATAAGAATGTTGTTAAAGATTATTATGATCACTATACAACTAATCATTATCCAGATATAAACTTTGGATATATGGAAAACCTTTGTGATGACCTTGTTATGTTGATTGACGGCTATAAAGAATACTTTGATGAACCAGCAATTCGAATGCATGGTAAACTTATTATTGGTGGAAGAGATTCTGCTGGTCCTATTAAAGTTCAAGAGGCTATGATTAAACAAGAATATCTTGACGCAATGTATGAATCTGAAAAAGACTTATTTGAAAGGCACCCCATATGGACCCCATAATTGATTACTTACGAAAGAACTTAACCGAAAGAAAAAATACTTTAGCCGAGGTAGTATCAGGAGGATCATCCGAAGATTTTCCAGAGTATAGGTATCAGGTCGGTATTATAGAAGGATTGACGTTGGCAATTGAAGAACTAAAATTAGCCGAAAATAAAATGTATAATGAAAATGAAAGTGAGGACTAATGGTTAAAGCAGCAGGAGTAGCGACGGCGGCGGCAAGTAATGATGAATGGATAACGAACAAGGAATCCCCAGATCCAAAAGTATTACCAAATATACCTGGTTATCATGTATTGATTAGACCCGTAGCTATCCGAGAAAAAACTAAAGGTGGTATTTTATTACCTAGTAAATTTAAAGATGATGCGCAATACTTAACAACGGTCGGTCGTGTAGTAAAAGTTGGTGAACTAGCATATGCTGACAGAGATAGATTTAAAGGAGGGGCTTGGTGTAAACCTGGAGACTATGTTGTCTATGGTAAATATCAAGGTGATAAATTCTTTTATAAAGGAATTAGAATGGTTCTAT